AGAAGCTATCCGCAAGGCCGAGCATCAAAAAGATTTAGATTACTTTATGCGTAGACAGATCAATCAGTTTGCCAGAAGCAGTGAGCAACGTGATGCTCTGTTAAAGCAACATGGATTGGAGGTAGAATAATGAGTCAGGCAGATCGAGTTCTTTCATACCTTGAGCGTGGCAATACCATCACTACCCTTGATGCCTTCCAAGAGCTAGGCATTACCAGACTTGGCGCAAGAATCTTTGAGCTGAGAGAGCAGGGTCATCCAGTGCAGTCTAATAGACTCACAGTAACCAACAGGTTTGGAGAAGATTGTTCTATCTCTGAATACTATATCGGAGAGCAGTCAAATGGATAAAGATATTGATTACTTGAATGACCTGGATCGCGGCGAGTTCGATTGCCGTGAAGGTTATCCCCACAAAGAAGGGCAGTCACAAGCCTATGACATTGGATATGGCGCTCGCTATGTCCTTGAACAAATGCAATTAGCAGGAGCAATAGAATGACTAATAAAAAATCCGTATGGGCAACACTGTCTGCAATCGACTGTTCAGCTCACATCGAGAAGAAGGGTCAGCTATCTTACCTATCATGGGCATGGGCTTGGCAAGCACTGAATGAGCGCTACCCAGAGTCCACCTTTGAATACTTTGACCCGACCTTCCTAGAAAATGGCACTGTCGAAGTGTCAGTTGCAGTAACTGTAGAGGGCAAGACCCACACCATGTGGTTGCCAGTTATGGATAACCGCAATAAGTCTATCGCCAACCCCACCACCAGAGACATCAGTGATGCTCGCATTAGATGCCTTGTTAAAGCAATCGCTATGCATGGATTGGGATTGTACATATATGCTGGAGAAGCGTTGCCGGAAGCAGCTAAGACTGAGGTAGTAAGTGAAGAGCAAGCCATTGAGATTAAGGCTCTGCTCGAAAAGTCTGGGACTGATGTTAAGCAGTTCTTGGCTTACTTTAAAGCTGAATCTGTGGACGGTATGCTTGCTGTTAATTACACCAGAGCAGTTGCCGCACTAAAGGCCAAGATAAAGTGATCATCTTAAATGATGAGCAGGGTTCCCCTGAGTGGCTTGCCTCAAGACTGGGCAGGCCATCAGCCTCAATGTTTGGGAAGTTAATCACTGGTAGTGGTAAGCCCTCAAGTTCAGCCGAGTCCTACATTAACGAGATGATCGCTGAGAGATTGACTGGTCGCAGTAAGCCCTTCTTCACCAACGAACACATGGAGAGAGGGAACGCACTGGAGCCAGAAGCTAGGGAAGCGTATGAGTTTATCACTGACTTTGAAGTGGTAGAGACAGGCTTCATCCTGGATGACAGCGAAGAGTTTGGCTGTAGTCCTGACGGCTTAGTTAGCACCGATGGTGGACTTGAGATAAAATGTCCCTCTGATTCGGTACACGTTAGCTACCTGAGAGCAGGTAAGGTGCCGGCAAAGTATTACCAACAAGTGCAGGGATGTATGTGGATAACTGGGAGAGATTGGTGGGACTTCATGTCTTATCACCCTGAAATGCCACACCTGCTAGTAAGAGCAAGACGCAACAAAAAGTTTATTGAAGCAATGGCCGAGCAAGTTCTGGCCGCAGTTGAAACCATAACAACAGAGACGGAGAGATTAGTATGAAAGTTGGATTAAGCATTAAGTTAGACGTAACAAAGATCGACAAAGAGCGACTGTTTGAGGGTGCTAACGGTACATACCTTGACCTGACTACCTTCATTGATACTGCCGAGCAAGACCAGTACGAGAACAATGGCTTTGTATCTCAGTCAACTTCATCTGAGGAACGTGAACAGGGACTCAAGACTCCTATCCTCGGCAATGTAAAAGTGTTCTTCACTGATGGCGAAGCAGCTCCTGCCAAAGCTACATCTGCTGCCCCTGTCGATGAAGACATTCCATTCTAGTGGAATCCCTTGGTGTAGCCATCTGCGTAATAATAGTAGGTGGCATTCTTACTGGCTTAATTCTGATAACTCTTGATAGGCAGAAAGAGTGGAAGGCAAGGCGTGAGCATAGTAAGAAATAAATTGTATGCCAAATTTGGTATGTTAGGTATGATTTTATATCACTACAAGTCACCAATGGCTTGCTATATAATCCGCCCCTCTACAAACTACTGGGGTTTTACTGTGACTATCGCAATCATTGTTGTAATATGTGGCCTAGCCGCTATTGCATACCAAGACATGGCCTCCTAACGGGGGCTTTTTTAATGGAGTAGATTATGAAGCACATGATTATCCCTGACACCCAAGTCAAACCAGGAAGTAGCCTGAAGCATTTGGAGTGGGCAGGCAAGTATGCTGTAGAGAAGAAGCCAGATGTGATCGTTCACATTGGAGATCACTGGGATATGCCCTCGCTATCCAGTTGGGATGTAGGCAAGAAGTCCTTTGAAGGTCGTCGATATGTAGCTGATGTAGAGGCAGGCATTAATGGCATGAGAGCATTCCTTGACCCAATCAGGGAAGAGCAGAAGCGACTGATCACTAACAAGCAGAAGCAATGGAACCCTAGACTGGTCTTTACCATGGGCAACCATGAGCAACGCATCGAGAGAGCAATTGAATCTGACGCAAAGCTAGAAGGTCTGATAGGGTACAAAGACCTGATGCTCAACGAGCTAGGCTGGGAGGTCTACAACTTCCTAGACGTAGTAGTCATTGACGGTATCGCTTACTCGCATTACTTCACCAGTGGCATCATGGGTCGGCCAGTCAGCAGTGCCAAGCTGATGTTATCCAAGAAGCACATGAGCTGTGTGATGGGTCACGTTCAGGATCGAGACATTGCCTTTGCTAACAGAGCAGACATGAAGCCCATGATCGGATTGTTTGCGGGTATCTTCTATCAGCATGATGAGGACTACCTGACAGCCCAGACCAACAGTAGCTGGCGTGGTGTTTGGATGCTACATGAGGTCAATGATGGGCAGTGTGATGAGATGCCTGTGTCCATGAACTACTTGAGGAAGAAATACGAATGAACTGCTGGATATGTAATGAAGAATTAATTTGGGGTGGTGATCACGACATTGAACATGAGTCCGAGTATTTCCATACTGTGAGCAATTTGTCATGCCCTAATTGCAATGCTTTTGTTGAGGTGTACCAGCCAAAGGAAGAAGAAGTATGAGCTATCTAAATAAGCAGGAAGGTGGCAGTCACTATATGCAGGAGATACAGCCAATCGAATACATCTACAAAAATAAGATTGGTTATATTGAGGGCAACGTAATCAAGTACATCACCCGTCACCGTAACAAGAATGGTGCTGAAGATATTCGCAAGGTTATACACTACTGCGAGATGTTGCTAGAGATGGAATACGACGAGAAATAAATATCTGAATATGCTATAATCGGGGCATGAAAAAAGACAGTCTACTATCCCGAATCGGAGTCTCTGGCTACAACAAGCCCAAGAGAACCCCAAAGCACCCCACCAAATCTCATGTTGTGGTCGCCAAGGAAGGCGATAATGTGAAGACAATACGCTATGGTCAGCAGGGCGTGAGTGGTGCAGGTGCCAATCCCAAGACAGCCAAGCAAAAGGCTCGTCGTAAATCCTTCAAAGCTCGTCACGCTAAGAACATCGCCAAGGGTAAGATGTCTGCTGCGTACTGGGCCAATAAGAGTAAATGGTAATCTTATGCCAGGTATGAAACAGGGCATGACTCGCCCAGATGGAACTAAAAAATCTAATCGCGGTTATCTTGGACAAGTTAAGAGAGATGATGGCGGAGTTATGACTGAATACTCAACGAATGTTGATGACATAAACGCGGCCTTTGGTGACAGTGGGTTTTCCCGCATAGACGAGCGCGGCATAAGGGTTGTTGATTTCCCTACCCTTGTCCCTACCTTGACTAAGGAAGAAGTTGAGACTCTGCGAACACTCCCAGAAGGCGAGCGTATACCACGAGGAATAATAATTAAGGCAGCAGATCATGCAGCTATGAAGCTCCAGAAAGGAGAAAGCCCCTTCTACCAAGACAAGAAAAAAGATAAGTCTTTAATCAAAGCTGCTCCTCCGAGTGCAAAGAAAAAACCAAAGAGTTTAATCAAATAAGTGGTGATCCCATGCCTATGGTAGGTAATAAGAAATACGCATACACTCCTGCTGGTAAATCAGCGGCAATGAAACAGGCAAAGAAAACTGGCATGAAGATGTCGTCTAGCAAAAAGAAAAAGAAATCAATGTTGAGTAAATAATATGAATGGCATATCTTTAGCGGCTTTTGCTGCAAGTAATAGAGGGAAACTTTTTAAAAGTGAATCCCGCAGAACTCCAGCTCAAGGTAAAAGTTTGTTGTCCCCAGCTAATGCTTCTGGCTCTGTTGGTATGCCAAGGCTAAAGAAGAAAAAGAAAAGATTAGCTGAAAGTCCTGCGCCAGTAAACAATGGCTACTCAAGAACTCTAGGGTAATACAATGAAAGGTCTATACGCAAACATCCATGCCAAACGTAAGCGCATCAAAGCAGGCAGTGGCGAGAAAATGAGAAAGCCTGGAGCTAAGGGCGCACCCACAGCTAAGGCATTCAAAGAATCCAAGAAGACTAGCAAGAGTTTGTTGGGTTAGTAAGTCCAGATAACCTGTACTGTGTCACGCATATCTACATGGATGAAGTTCTTGGCAATACCTATTCCGCCCAGCCCCATCTTCATAGCCTCTCGCACAATCACATAACCTTCTGAGCCACTGTTGATATGGATGTCAGCAGCAATACCCCTAGCATGGGTGCCAGGTCTGGTCTTACGTGCTTCAATGGAGTGAGAGGGATCGCGGTATCCACTGGTAATCTTGAAAGGGAATC